GGTGCAGATGGGAGGCGTGTTCGCCGGTTTTTTGCTGCCGAAGGGCACGCTGCCGGACGCATCCCGCGCCGAGTAGAAGACCCCATGGCCGACATCGCCACCGTGTTCCACTGGCCGCTCGCCGAGCTGGCCGCCATGGACCTGGCCGACCTCATCGCCTGGCGCGAGCGCGCCCGCGTGCGCGCCGAACCCGCCGAGGACTGACGCATGAGCACATCCCAAAGCCTGCGCCTCCAGGTCATCCTCGGCGCCGTCGACAAACTCACCCGCCCCCTGCAGGGCATGATGCAGGGCAGCCACAAGCTATCCGGCGCGGTCAAGGAAGCGCGCGACCGCCTGCGCGACCTCGAGGCCCAGCAAAAGCGCATCGGCAACTACACCGGCGCAACGCAAGCCCTCACCGACAACGCCCGCGCCCTGGGCACCGCCCGCGACAAGCTGCGCGCCCTGCGCGACCAGATCATCGCCACCGAGCAGCCCAGCCGCGAACTCAACGAGCAGTACAAAGCCACCCGGCGCGAGGTCAAGCAGCTCGAGCGCGACAACACCCGCCTCGCTCGCACCCAGGCCGATGCCCGCACCCAGATCGAACGCAGCGGCCTGCCGGTCTCCCAGCTCGCCAGCCGCCAGCGCGAACTCGCCGCCCAGATCGACCGCGCCAACGGCCAGCTCAACGAACACGGCCGGCGCCTGGCCGCCGTGCGCGAACGCCAGCGCGAATGGAACCGCGCCATGGAAGCGCGCAACCAGCTGCTCAACGCCGGCGCCGGCCTGCTCGCCACCGGCACCGCCATGGGCCTGCCAATCGTCGGCATGGTCAAGGACTTCGCAACCTTCGAAGACGCCATGCTCGGCGTAGCCAAGCAGGTCGAAGGCGCGCGCGACGCCAACGGCCAGCTCACGCGCACCTACTACGACATGGCCGACGCCATCCGCACGCTCAGCACCGACGCCCGCATCGGGCAAAGCGCCGTGCAGATCGCCGCCCTGGTCGAAGCCGGCGCGCGCATGGGCATCCAGGGCGCCGACAACCTGCTGCAGTACGCCCGCACCGCCGGCATGGCCGCCACCGCGTTCGATGCCATGGCCGACCAGATCGGCGAGAACATCGCCAAGGTGGCCGGCCTATACCAGATCCCGATCGCCAACATCGGCGAACTGGGCGACACCATCAACTGGCTCGACGACAACGCGCAGAGCAAGGGCGCCGACATCATCGACGTGCTCACCCGCATCGCCGGCATCACCCAGACGGTCAAGATGTCCTTCAAGGACGCGGCTGCGCTGGGTAGCACCTTCCTGAGCCTGGGCGCCTCGGCCGAAGTCGCCGCCACCGGCGCCAACGCCGTCATCCGCGAACTGGCCATCGCCGCCAACCAGCCCGCCCGCTTCCAGGACGCGCTCAAGTCGCTGGGCCTGGCGCCCGACGCCGTGCAGCTGGGCATGCTCAAGGACAGCACCGGCACCATCATGAAGGTGCTCGCGGCCATCAAAGCCTTGCCCGAGGAGCAGCAGCTCGCAGCCACCGTGGGCCTGTTCGGCAAGGAGTACGGCGACGACGTCGCCAAGCTCGCCCAGAACATGGACGAATACCGCCGCCAGCTCGCCCTGGCCAACGACGAGCAAGCGCGCGGCAGCATGGCCCGCGAAGCCGACGCCCGCGCCATGGCCCTGTCCGCCCGCTGGCAAGCCGCCATGAACCGCCTGTTCAACGCCAGCACCCGCGCCGGCGAAACGCTCAAGGGCACACTGGTCGGCCTCATCGAATCCGCCGGCCGCGTGCTCGAATCCATCGACGGCTGGATGCAGCGCAATCCCGGCCTCGCCTCCGCCCTCATGCACACCGCCGGCGCCGTCGCCGCCATCGTCACCGGCATGGGCGCGCTCGCCCTGGGCCTGGCCGCCGTCATCGGCCCGTTCGCCATGCTCAAGATCGGGCTGGGCATCATCGCCCCGCTGCTGGCCGCCATCAGCGCCCCCGCGCTCGCCGCCGTGGCCGCCATCGCCGCCGTCGGCACCGCCGGCGTGCTGCTGTGGCAGAACTGGGACACCGTCAAGGCCAAGCTCGCCAGCATCTGGGACAGCATCAAGGCCATGTTCAACGCCGGCGTGCAGTACATCGTCGACAAGCTCGCCGCCATCAAGGCCGCTGTCAGCATCGACTTCGGCCGCATGTTCAGCTTCGGCGGTGGCGCCGCAGCGGCAACCGCCGGCGGCGCTCCGCTGCGAGCCCCCGGCGCCGCCAGCCGCAGCACCACCACCAGCAACACCATCACCGTCAACGCCGCCCCTGGACAAAGCGCGCCGGAGATCGCAAAGGAAGTCGACCGCCAGCTCACCGAGCGCGAACGCTACCGCGCAGCCCGCCGCCGCAGCATCCTGGGCGACGTCGACTGAGGACCCGCATGGACATCTACGACCGCGCCACCGAACGCGAAGAACAAGACCGCGAACTCGCCCTCAAGCGCCTGCGCCCAGAAGCCCCTGCCGCCACCGGGCTGTGCCTGTTCTGTGGCGATGAGCTGCCGCCCGGGCAGCCAGGCCAGCCCGCACCGCGCTGGTGCGATTGCTACTGCCGGGACGATTGGGAGCGCGGCCACAAATGATGATGACCCTGGGCTTCTTCGTCTTCAGCTTGCACACCGCCGCCTACCAGGAGCTGCAGCGCCAACTCGCCTGGCGACACGCCAGCGTGCCGCGCGTGGGCGATCGCCCCGCCAGCCAGTACATCGGACCCGACGACGAAACGATCATCCTTAACGGAGCCCTGCTCCCAGAACTGGCCGGCGAACGCATCAGCCTGGACGTGCTGCAGGCCATGGCCGACACCGGCGACGCCTGGCCGCTAATCGAAGGCACCGGCCGCATCTACGGCCTGTATGTGATCGAATCCCTGCAGACCACGAACACGCTGTTCTTTCAGGACGGCGCCGCGCGGCGCATCGACTTCGCACTCAGCCTCAAGCGCGTGGCCGACACTGGCCTTGAGCTCGACGGCGCACTTGGCGAGCTGCTGCTGGATCAGATCCGATGAAGACCCCGCTCGAAGGCTGCAACAGCCAGCGCGGCGGCGACACCCGCCGCCGCGGCATCCCCATCACCTACCCCGTGCAGCACGGCTGGACCGACGACGGCCGCCGCATCATGCGCCCGCACACCGTCGTGCCCATCGACACCGCCTGCGGCCACCTCACGCGCGCCACCGCCCCCGGCTGCGCCGGATGCATCAACCAGCACCGCGCATGATCACCTTGCACCCCATCCCCGCCGACTGCCGCACCTGCGCCCAGGTGCAGCTGCTGCGCACCCGCGCCACAGAATCCGCCACCTGCCTGCAAGGCCACGCCCTGCGCCCTGCCTGCCCCTGGCACACCCCGCGCACCGCGCCCATCACTGGTCCCGCCTGATGCCCTACCGCCAGCCCGCCTACCGCATCCTGGTCGACGGCCAGGACATCACGCCCGCCATCCGCCCGCGGCTCGAATCGCTCAGCCTCACCGACAACCGCGGGCTGGAAGCCGACACCCTCGACATCACCCTCGACGACACCGACGGCGCGCTCGCCCTGCCCCCGCGCGGCGCCCGGGTGCGCCTGGCGCTGGGCTGGGCAGGCCAGCCGCTCGAGGACAAGGGCGAATACATCGTCGACGAGCTCGAGCACAGCGGCACGCCCGACCGCCTGCTCATCCGTGCCCGGTCTGCCGACCTGCGCAGCGGCATCGCCACCAAGAAGGAACGAAGTTGGCACGGCGTCACCCTGGGCGACCTGGTGCGCAGCATCGCCGCGCAGAACAACCTGCAGCCCGCCGTGGGCGAAGACCTCGCCGCCGAGCCGCTCGACCACCTCGACCAGACCGCCGAGTCCGACGCCAACCTGCTCACCCGCCTGGCCGAAGACTTCGGCGCCATCGCCACCGTCAAGGCCGGCCGCCTGCTGTTCGTGCGCGCCGGCCAGGCCACCACCGCCAGCGGGCAGCCCCTGCCGCTGCTCACGCTCACCCGCAACCAGGGCGACGCCCACCGCTTTGCCGTCGCCGACCGCGCCGCCTACACCGCCGTCCAGGCCAACTACAAC